AAGGAACTGAAGAAGGAGCGAAAGCGGAAGAAGGAGCGGAAGAAGGATCGGAAGCGGAAGCGGAAGAAGTACTTGGTATTGGACTAGTTTCTTTAAATTGGTATTCTCTTTCACTTGCTTCTTTTTGTGCTAACTTACTAATGTTACTAGTTTTACATTTGTCAATACAACGTATTATGACATTGTTATTTAATATAGATACATAACTATTTATATCTATATTGTGTGGTCTTTGTGTATTTTTGTATACATCTGCCATAGTAACAAGAAGAATTTCTAAAAATGTTTCATCTAACTCGATTCCTAGTTTGTCTTTAACATTTTTAAAAACAGACGTTGAAACATATTCCTTATTTTCTTTTGAAAAAAATATTCCATGTACTGTTGTTGTCATCTTTAATGTATAATAATTTTCATTTTTATAGATAATTACGCACGAAAAATATCTGTATTTAAGTTATAATGGAGCTTTATATACTTAGTGCTCTAATAGTTGCAGTATTTCTTATTTATATTTATTACGATAAACTACAGGTATATAACCCGTTTATCAAAGAATTTTATCTTTCAAAAGAACGTGTAATAAATTATGCTGCTTCTTTTAATGACAGAAATTTAGAATTTGCTAATTATTTAGAGGTTCTTTTAAAAGAAAATTTTAAAAAAGAAGCACTATTTAAACTAAATGTTGTCGAAGTATCTACAAACAGTGATGCTATTGTTCAAACCATAAATAATAACACGGACTTTGGTGTTGCAACAGAATTTGAATTATATAATAATGATTTATCTAAACTAGGCTACATAAGCTCGCTTTATGATGCACATTTTATGGTGCTTTCTACCAATTCAAATGCAACTTTTATGGACTTTAATGAAATAGAAAATAATCGAAAATGTCGCGTGTGTATTGGACTTCCAAATAGCATGAATAATATTTTTAGTCGTAAAATAATAGCATTATGCGGAATCAATATTGATAATGTTGTTTTATATGAGGTTGACGACGAAACACTAATAAAAGAATATGGAAATTCAATTACTGTTGCACTATTTGTTAGCAGTTATACAAATGAAATTATTAAAACCCTTTGTAACAATGTTGAATCACATTTTATTCCTATTAAAATGTTGAATGACGGTAATTTATACAGCAAAACCAATAATGAAAAACAAATTTATACTAATAACCCATATATGCATAAATCACTTATTAGTTATCAGGATGCTGTTTTAAATTTTCCTAAACTAACTCGATTAAATGAGCGTCAAAATTATATATCATCTGTGAAAACACGCTATGTATTATTTTCAAATATTAATATTGATCCACAAATTTCTTATTATGTTATAAACACAATAGCAACATACATAGAAATGCTAAAAAATGAAAATTACTTAGAAGGTGATACTATTATGGATTTAAGTTTTACTCTTTTAAATATGCAAATAGATAAAGGCGTAAGACGCTTTTATATTGAAAAAAATATTATTATTGAAAGCACAACAATACCAGAATGTATACGCTTTAATAAAAATACAAAATGTCCAAAAACATTAGAACTAACAGGAAGACTAGTTGACATAAATGTATTCAATGTTTAACGCTTTGCTGGAAGAGTATATACATTTTGAGGAGGGTAAATAAACGATGGAGGATTAATGAGCAGTGAATCTGAAAAAGGTGCAGCCCATTCTTCGTTACTCTGTTTTAAATCAGTTGAATTCACAACCTTGGTAGTACCATCGTAATTTGTAACAATATGCATGTTATTTTGTTCATATTGACCTTTTTGATACAAAGACCCTACTGGCTTGCCGTAGGCATTGTTCATTTCAACAGTACGAACATTAACCATATTGTTTAACGTGTTTAACACGTACTTGTGGTAGTTAATAAGAGTAGTAAAATCATTTGGCTTAAGCTTATAACGATTATTATTTATTTCACTCAAATTATCAATAATACGCTTTCGGTAAACTTCTATTTCATCCAAAGAAATTGTAGACATATCTCGTTGCTAATATAATTACAACTGAGAAAAAAATAAAATGCTCTAATTCGCGTAATTGCACAAGATTCCTTTAGATGAACAAGCATAATTAAGTAAATTAGTTTCATTTATTTCATAAGAAAAACGCTCCATGGTTCCATCTTTGTTAAAATAAAAAAGTGTTGGTAACATAGAGACATCCAACTGTATAGCTAAATCTTTGAACTCAACACAATCTAATGCTGCTATTGTAAATGACGTATTCTTTAATTTTTTTGCTAACGACTTCCACGTTTCAACATGTTTTACACAGTGTGGACACCATTGTGCATAACACATTAAAAAGCCATCTGTTTTGAGATTTATTTTTCCATTTATAAAATTTTTTGGAGTTACTTCTTTGACAGAGCTATTTTTATATAAACTAGTATTTTCTCCTACAAAATCCATATATTAAAACAGTATATATTTTTTTAAAATTGTATTATTTTAGTAATTCCTTGATCGTCACTTATATCTGAATTTTTTAATTCATTTTTGGATAACAATGTAGCGTATGCAGATGGTCTTTCAAATTTTGCTTTTCTTGTCACTATATTATCCCATTGTAGTATACTAATTTTTACTGGTTTATTAATAACATTTTTCATGTTAATAACAGTGCTTACTACTTTAAATACATTTGAATTTTGTGGTGTTGCTTCAACTATGATTTCATAACTTTCGAATTTAGATGGATATAACTCAATGTTATCAAAACTACAATCCTTAAATCGCAATGTTCCTCTTCTAAATGCTTGATTATGCGTCTGTTTAAGTTCTTCTATGGAATCTTTTGATATATAAGTAGTAATAAGATTGCAAACTTTAAAGTTTGTTAATCTTGATTGTAATACGTTAATGTTATCTGTTATTAAAACTGACATATATACTATATATAAATAAATTATTGTTTGGATTTAAAAGGCTTTTTGTTAGTTTTCTTGCGAATACATTTAATTGTTTTTTGTTGCTCTAATTTTGGAGCTCTTGGAGCTTTTGGAGCTTTTGGAGCTTTTGGAGCTTGTGAAGCTTGTTGTTCTTTTAATCGAACTTTATCTGCATAAGTAGTATAATTAATGGATGGTCGAATATTTTTACGCGAATTTTTACGTGTTGAAATACATTGTATTGTTGATGCAAATTGTGTTCGCATTTGATTACATAAATACGGATAAATAAAATAACAATTTATTTTTTTATGAACACTTAATATTCCGTAATGAACATCGATTGGACCTTTGGGGAAACAATTTTCTTTGTATAATTTACCTGCATTCTTATTACATATAAACAAAGAGTGTGTACCTTTACCTTCTACACAGTCATTTGGTAGCTCGTATAATAATTTATTATTAGTTTGTTTGTAGTCGTGTATAAGTCCTAAAAATATTATGTCAAAATTAACTCCACTGTTTATTATATTGTGTAGTTTAGTTTTTAATTCTTTTTTTATTTCTATGTCGTCTTCTAGTATTAGCGTGTATCCAGTTGTTGGAAGATTATTTAATATGTTTTTTACTAGTAAATGGTGACTTAAATAACAACCAATTTGACCAGGATATTTAATATTAAAAAATTTTGGGTCATACTCGATATTTGTGTCATAACGTTTGAACTGGTTTGAAATGTTAGGTTCTATTGTAGTAACGCATGTTCCATCCCATATTTCAAGTTCTGGTATAACAGATTTTATATTATTTTCTATATTGTTTAATCGTTCATTATGATTGTTACAGTGTATTATGTAATAATTAATCAATGACATATAGTATAAATAATATTATTTATATCAAACATTGTGATTTTACTTCTTTTTTCATTGTAAATTCGCTGTATTTTGTTACAAAATAATAATTTTGAAAAAGGTCGTAATATGGATGCTTGTCTCGAATATCGTAATATTTGTGCTTAATTTTTTTAAAAATTATTTTTTTTAACTTGGTTATATGAGAATAGACTTGTGTTTCTTCTTCATTTAACGGATATGCTTTTTTATTATTTTTTGTTCTTTGTAAAATTGAAAAATATAACTCGCTAACCAGTATTCCTATCATAAAAAGTTCTTGAAATGGTATCTCAAATATGGAAAATCCTTTTGGACTCCAGCGTTCAAAGTACATTGTATCTTTTAAGTCCATTTCTAACTCTATAATACCGCTTAATGCCTGTAAACACATTTGTATAAAGTACACATGTGGTATTTTATCTACAGTTGTCCATTGCCTGTTTTCCATATTATGACTCCATATTATGTTGTTGTTTTCGTTTTCAAGATGGTAAAATGGACTCATACATTTTATTTCTAGCATACCTATTTTTTTATTTTTATGGTTGGTTACTATGCCATCCGGTGAAATAAGCAAATGAAAATTACTGTTATCTTCTATTTTTAAATCTGGTAAAAAAGGAAAAAATAACTTGTAGTTTTCGTGTATGTCAAAATAATCGACACGTAATGTTCCTACTTGTAATGCACATACATCGTATTGTTCTGCAAAGCAAATAAGTGCAAGATCTTCGTATGTTGTTCCCCATTTCATATGTGCTTCCATCATTTGTGTAATAGGTTGTTCTATTTTATTATACCAATTTTCATTTAGTTGGTCTTCGGAAGTCCATTTGTCCCCCATTATGTATTTACCGAGTGAACTTGCAGTACCATTTGACAATGCCCTGAGTTTTAGCCATAAAGGACTTTTTTGTACTACATTAATATATTTGCTTCTGTCAATATGTAAATCATTGAAACTTTTATCGCATATATCGCGTGTATAATTATGTTTTAAACAATTTTCCATATGACGCTTATAATAGCGTGTTCTAGCAATGCAATCAAAATCAAACTGTGATGGTGTCATAAATTAAAGTAATTTAATTTAATTTTAAAAATGTTTTTAGTTTTTAGTTTTCAGTCTTTTTAGTAATTCTGCGCTTTGGCTTTACTGGAATCGGAATCGGAAGTTCTTGCGCTTCTTCTTCTTCTTCAAGAACAGGAACCTTGTTTTCCTCTTGTTCTTCTTCTTCACTGCTATCTTCTTCTTCTTCTTCTGGACTGTCTTCGGGATCATCGATTAAACATACTCCCTTAGGAATAGCATTGTTTGCGTATACTCTGATTTGATGAGCTTTAAGAGAAATACCAAAACCAGGTGTTCCAGACCAACAAGACGCTGTTGCAAGAACAGTGCATCTGGAATGTCGAGGAATAATTGTTAGTAGTTCATCAACATCTCTGATGTGTATTCTTGAACCAGACGCGTCATAAAACTCTGTAGTAACTTCAGAATCTTGAATTTGAATATTTACTTGAATATAATTTGGAAAATTAGGATTGTGTTCTCCAATCAAATCGGGACTTGGTGCTTTGTTCTTGCTGTACTTAGCAAACTTGACAATAGGATTGTATCGCTCTTCGACAACGCTTCTTGCGGAAGAAGCATCCGTCTTTTTCTTTGTAATGCCTAGTTCATAGGCAATTTCAGAAGAATAGTTAACAAAATTTTTGTCAACATTTTGCAAAATTGTTTCAAGTTGGTTTGCATGATCATTGTCGTTATCAATGCTTAATTGCAAGTTGAAACCATTTCCTTGAACACCCTGACCAATACCAAATGGTGCTCGCATTTTAGGAAGCTTCCATAGAGGCTTCTTGTTGTTGTACTTCATAGCAATGCTTCTTCCTCCATATTGATTTAGTTTTGGTTCTCCAAATTGAACGCCATTTCCTTCTTCACCGATCTTAGTACATGTTGGGTTAATGTCTGAATAGTTAGTAACAATATCTGACTTCGACATAATTAGTTTCTTGAAATAGAGTTTCTTTGTTTAGGGTTGTTGTGCTGTATAATATACTATACAGGGATTTTTTAAATCATTTTTTAAAAATTATTTTGAAAAGGTGCTTAAAAACAACTAACATAGTTGTAAATGACAGAATATGACGACAATAAACTTTTTTATGCAAAGACGGTTCAAGGTCATGTTATAAAAACTCTTTTTGAAATTATTAAAGGAACACTTGAACACGATACAAATATGCGTATTACAAAAGACGGTATTACAATAAAAGATATGGATGGTTCGCATACTGCACTTGTGCACATGAAACTCAATGCTGATAGCATGAACCAATTTGTACTCAACAAGGATAAACTAACTGTTGGTATTAATGCTCATAAGTTTTATTCCCACTTAAAGACTATTTATCGAGATGAAATTTTAACACTTTTTATTGAAAGGGGTAAAGAAAATGTTATGGGTTTCAGTGTGTATGCAAAGGGTGGTTCGTCGTTAGCTGGAAGTAGTTGGGTAAGCGATAGATATTTAAATATTCTTGATGTTAATGACGAAGAACTGCATATTAACGATAAAGATTACAATTTAATTGTAAATATGTCGTCACAAACATTTCAAAAAGTGTGTCGCGAATTTAAAAATATTGCTGCAAATACCATTACCATAATACATGATAATAACTTACTAATTTTTGAAGCTAAAGGAGACAGTTCAAGACAACAAACTTATGTACCTCTTAATAATGATCCAGAAGAATCTAAAGAACAAGAGCACTATCACGCTACATTTAATCTAAATAAAATAGTTGAATTTACTAAGTTCCAATCTCTTTCAAGTACAATACAAATATGCATGAAAAAAGAATGTCCTATTATATTTAAGTGTCCTATTAGTGACATAGGAGAATTAAAAGTTTGTGTAACACCTGTATCAGATGAATATACCGACTTGTAAAAATAAATCTAATATATATCAAAGAATGCAAAACATCGTATTTATTGATATAAATGAATGCGTTGAAAAATCTGTTAAACATATTTTTAACTCGAAATTAGACTTAAAGTACATAAATCCAAAATGTGCAGTTTTTAAACACGTAGAAAAAAGAAATTTAAATATTTGGATTACAGTAGGATTATACAATAATTATAACTTGATGACTTATAATAAAGTACATTGTGGATACTTGCTTGTATACGATACCTTTGATTGTAATTTTTCTATTTTAAATAAACTGAATAACGTGTATAACCAATTAATAAAAAAAACATCAAATATTGAAGTAATAATGATAACTTCTAAGGAACCAAACATAAATTTTAAAAAAGATATTCTTAAATGGTGTATCAATAAAGTACCAGGTGGAATACCATACACTGAAACAAATAATATTAATTCATTGAATATTTATTAATAATTTTTTTCTTTCGTGTTTTATTGTTGGTATAAGGAATACTATAACACTGTTAAATAGCTCGAATTTTTTTTCGCTTTTTACTTTTAGTAAAAAGCTTTTATCTAGTATCTTTATGCTTACATACAATGGTTCGGTTTTAAGTACTATACCTGTTGTTTTAAAGTGAATAGTATTTTTTGACCAATATTCTTCGAGTTCATAAATAATATTTAATTTTTCTTCGCCTCTTTTGAGCTTATTTAAAAGAGTATTTTTATTATTTATGCTTTTTATTATGCTGTCATCAATTTTGTAATCACTAAATAAATACCTGTGAACTATTATATCGCAATATCTTCGAAGAGGAGATGTAAAATGTGTGTATATATTATCAAACATACTGTGTTTATCGTCTTTGTTATTCGAAATTATATAATTAGCACTATCATAGTACAGTCCTTTGTATTGTAACTTTTGTGTTTCATTTAAATTATTATTTAGATTTTCATTTTTTCCATTATAAACACGTAATATACAGCTTTTGTTTTTAGTTATTTCATTTGCTATTGTTATGTTAGTTTTTACCATCCAATATGCAACAAGGTCGTGACTATCTTTTGATTTGGATAAATTAAACAGCGTATTTATGTCCTTGCTAATAGCGTTTTCATAAGAATAATTCTTTTTTATATACACGGAATCCCTTACTATTTTGTAATTTATACAATTATTGTTTTCATACGTGTAATAAACAGATACACATAACTTTTTAGTTTTTTCTTTTAAACTCATAAGGTCTTCGCAAATAATTTTTGGTAGCATATGTATTGGTTCCTTTATAGCTGGGTAAACAGTAGAAAGATTATTCAAGGCTATGATATCAAGCATTGTTTCTGGTTGAACTAAAAAGGATACATCTGCTATGTGCACTCCTATTATAATTCTGTTATAGATTGTTTGAACACTAAATGCGTCATCATAGTCTTTGCACGTAGCAGGGTCTATTGTAAATGCATTTATGCATTCTCGTCGTGTTAGTTCTTCGTTTATAATATTTTCATAATAGCATTTTGGTTGTTGTACTTTAATTTGCTTGCTTAATAAATTATTTTTATGTAGTAAATACTCGTATTCTGCTGCTTTATTTCCAATTTGTCCTATTATTTGTACTATAGATACCTTATTAGTGTCTTCTGTTGGTTGCACAACAGCATAAACGTTTGTTGTTTCGTTTTTATTTACTTTTTTGTATGCAACAACTCTTTTAGTGTTGTTACCTTGATGCGATACAAAACGATACAATGGTACTCCTTTTTTATTAGTACCATATGTAGTTCTTTTTTCCAAAATTATGTGCCCTAGTTCCATTAATAGTGGTTTATTATTTTTGATCATTTTCTTTTTTAATATTATTTATAACGCCTTTCATAAACGAATGTTTTCCCGACGATTCAAATATTTTTTGAATTCGTTCAAGGTCATACTGTATATCTTCTTCTTTTAGATCACCTTCTTCAAACTTACGCTTAATTGTTTCTGTAAGTTTAGTTGTAATTTCAGTTATTTTATCACCATTAATAAGACTTTGGATAAATTGCTCTGGATTGGATAAATTATTAGGTATAATTTCTGAAATAATTTCTTTTAAAGTACGAGTAAGTATGCTGTTATTGTCTTCAAATACTTCCTTAAGTTTATCCATTATCGCTTTGAATTCAGCATTGTTAGTTGGGTTATCTAAACTTTTCAATTCATCACGTATTGCATAGTCTAATTTTACAATTTCGATAAATTTATTAGCGTAGCGTTCTTCTTCTTCATTTACAGGTATATCATTTTCTTTTGAGTAATTATATATACTTATATATAGCCGTTGTAGATGACCCCACAAAAATAAAAATTCATTTGGATGAGTTGCCCATATTTCTTTAAAATCAAGACCTCTTATCAGTTTTACTTTTTCTTCCTTTTCAAACATGTTAGTATCGGATGTTAGTATACTCTTTAAGTACGGCTTAAATGAATTTTTTGTAAAAGTTATATACTCATTAATATCCGATTTATTATAATTAATATAACATTTCTTTATTTGTCTATCAAATTCTGGAAATTCTTTTTGGATTGCAGTAAATACAGTAACTAACGTTTTTCTAAACACATCTTCACTCATTTACAATGATAAATAAAATTTTCGTTATTTTTTATCGCATTAAATCATATATTATGGAAAATTTTATACGAATAGAAGAGTTATATGACAGTCAAGCAAGAAGAAACAGAGAAAAGCATAAATTGTACGAAACCTTTTTTACAAGCTGTACGACTAAAATTAAAAAAAGTGCATCAGTATTCAAACAATACACATGTACTTACGATATTCCACCGTTTAAAATAGGACACCCTCAATATAACTCAATTGATCTTAGAAATTATATTGTTAAAAGATTACGACTTAATGGTTTTTTTGTAAAATACGACACAGCAAATAGGTTGTTTATTTCTTGGAAACCAGAAGATTTTAATTACAATAATTATTGTAAATATATGAATTATTTAAATAACAAGTACGATAAAGAAATGGACCAAAAATTAATAGATGTAGCTACGAGCTCTAAAAAAAATAATCAAGATACAGACATAGGGTTGATTACTTATGGTAATGAAACCAATAACGACATAGTGCCTGTTAATCTTAAAAAACTTGAAAAAATGCGACTTTAACACTCGAAATCATGCTTAATAGTTTTGCATATATCGTACCAATTATTTTTAGCAACTGTTATTTTGTGTACAAATTCTTTGTTTATTTCTAATTTAGATACTATTCTTATTGCAGTAGCATATTCCGAAACACTAGCATTATCATGTAATACAATACCATTTTTTGCATCTTGTACAAGTTCAATATTTCCTACATTTGCTTCTGTAACAACAGGTAGTCCTGCATAGCAATAGTCGAGTAATTTCGAGTTACCATATGGACTGGGATTATTGGATGGTCTTGTTGGGCTAAAATCGATCCCAATATCAGCGTGTACTAAATAACTTAATCTTTCGTCGTGTTCAAAAGGGTAGTGAATAAAAACATTTTCATTGTTACAGAATATTTTATCTCGTAAAAATTGAAGATGTATAGTATTTTTAGGACTATAGTCTTTTACGTCTACATCCGGTAAAATAAATTTACCTGGAAATATATGTAGTTCGTAACTATTACCTAGTTCTTTCATTATTTCGCTCATCATAGTTGCAATACGTCCATTGTCTGTTTTTATTCTTCCAATGTAAATAAGTTTACACGGTTTAGTTTGTTTACACGGTTTACACGGTTCATTTAATATACTTAAATTTTTAAATGCACTTTGCAATTTAAATGGTAACAATGCAACATTTTTAGTGTTTTCCGAAAAAGCATTTACGTACTTAGTAGTAAGAAAATTATTTTCAATGCATGAAAAATCTATTATTTTATCTGGTACACCCATTTTAGAGGTTTTTAATTTTTTTAAAGGATCTTTTTTTAATAGTTTTTGTGCAGGTGCTAGTGATTTTTTCTGCTGTACGTATATTATATCGAAAAAATTATAACCCCAATCATACAAGTCTTTATTGTAATTTTTAAATACCCAATCACGCAATTCTTTATTTTTTATCCATGATACTGAATCGCCTTTTATTCCAATTTTTATGCTCTTTGTATCAAGTACTTCTTTTAGATCTTTGTATCTTTCTAGTATATTATGAATATTTGTTTCTCTTATAAACAATACATAGTCTATATTTTTTAAAAAATCTTTTGTTATACTGTTTTTATAGTGTATATTATTAATTATTTCACTATTTCCTGTTGTTAAAAAATAAACAGTTAATCCTTCTTGTAATGCTAAATAATAAGCAACATTTTCCCCTTTGGTTAAAGAGTAGTGATTTTTGGACATTTTTTTATGGTCTGCATTTTCATTAATAATCAATATGTTTTTCATGCTTTACTTTTAAAATTAAAATAATGGAGTTTAAACACACGAATTCGTCTAAAAAATAAAGTTATTTTAAAATAAAAAGTAAAACTAAATTATGTCTCATTCTCAACAAAAATACGAATCTCTTGTGGATGACCCTCGAATCTTGAATCAAGAATGGTGTTGTGTATCATTTGTGTCACCAGAAAATCTAATTCAACAAAGAGAGCTTTACTATATGAATAACTTTATGTACGAAGAAATAAACAATTATATTGGTTCTTCTGCAGAACATATGGCAAAAGAAGCAAGTAATTTGGTAAATAATATTTTTGAAAATATTATCGATTCGTATGGCTCTTCATTAAGCGATCAAGATAAAGAAATGGTTGAAAAAATAAAATTAATAGCAAGCAATAATAAGGTTAATGAATCGGAATTTGTTAGCAAATGTGCCCGAAAGTTTTATTTGAATTACAAGGACATAAACGATAAATATATTGTTTATTGTGACAATAACTACCAAAAGCTACTTGAAAAATACCAAAAGAATTTTAATGATGAACAATGCAGTATTCGTGGATTTAAGGTTCGAGGTTCATATAAAACTTACGAAGAAGCCACAGAACGATGTCAAGAACTTATAAAATACGAACGTGGTGTAGGTATTGCTATTGCCCCTGTTGGTACTTGGGTACCATGGGATCCTAGTCCGGATGCTATTCAAGACTCCGAATATATGCTTCCGGAGTTAAATAAGCTCATGACAAAATACAATGAACAAAATCGTAACAGAGACATAATGTTTGAAGAAAGAAAGCAAGAACTACAGTCTTCAAATACAGTAAATAAAACTTCTAATCCTACACGAGAAAGACTAAAAAAGAAGCTTATGGAAAAGGAAGCAAAGCGTCTTAAAAACGATATTGAAAAACAACAACGACTTGTTGAACTTGAAGACCAAGAACATCGGGAAAATTGCTCTTAAAAACAAAAAAATATTTTTAAATGGAAGACGAAGAAATTAATTTTACAATAGATTTTATGAAACTTATTGAAAAATATATACAAACAAAATCAATAAATGTTATGGAACAACGGTTTGAAATATTAAAAAATGAGCTTGTATCGCTTTCGGAAGAAATGCAAGTAGGCTCTTTTGTCGACTTAGATACCAGTATTTCGCTTACTAATGATATTAATGATACTGTTTGTTCTTCTATAATGGCAGATCTTGGGTCTATGGGGTTTGATTCGATACCGGAGCAAGGTGTGTATGTACGATTAAAAATGAAGCAATAAAAATAATTTTTATTTTGTTTTTGAAATTTTTATATATCTCTTTTTTTTACCGTTGACAACAGTGAATTTTTGACCGTCAACGACTATATTATCAATAGAACTGGTAGTTAATACTTGCATAAGAGGATCACACTCTTCGTCTTTTAATTTATTGTATTCTTCTAGTTTTACTGACGTTTTTTTCTTTATTGTCTTGTAGTAATCTACTTTTGTTTGTGTTTTTAATATTTTAGTAGCTAATTCACTGGCATAGCGCTTTACATCATCATCACTTGTTTTATCTAAGTAATCTATTGCATATATTTCTTTCATTCGTTGTGCAGAATTTGGATTTATATATTGCTCTTGTGGATACGGGTTAAATACCTCGTATTGATATTTTTTAGGCTCTTGTTTTGGTGGTTCTTGTGGTTCTTGTTTTGGTGGGTCTCTAGAACGTATATGTCTATGATGTCCTCTTCGACTATGATGTTTTTCTTCTTTAGTTGTTTGTTTTATTTCCTCGTACATGGAATCAACTTCTCCATTTAGATACTTGTTGAGGTCGTGTCTAAATTTATCATTCATTTTAATTTATTTATACATTTTTAAAATTTAACATTTACGGACAAAAATGATTGAAAAATTTATTTTTTAAAATGGACCAAGCGGACCAAGCGGACCAAGTGGACCAAGCGGACCGTATTAAGGATAGTATCGATAGTTTTATATTAAAACAGAAGCAAGAATACGCTATTTTTGTAATAAAAACATTAAAAAACTCTTTAAATATAAATTGCGAAAATTTTATTTTTAAAAATGATTTAAAGGATTAATGTATGCTTATGTAAACATGATTTCTTCTATAAAAAAAAATTATAGTAATATTGAAACCAAAAAGATTATGCTTAAAACACGTAATGGAATGGTAAATACTAAGCTGCATTATGAAGGTAATTATGCAGAAAATGGTAATATTCTTGAAAAAATTTTAAAAAAACAATACATGACACAAGAAAAACTTTTTGAAAATAAAATTCCAGTTTATAAACTAACTAATAACGATGCTAAAAAATCGTTATTAGAATACCTTAAGACCAAGTATGATATACAGATGAATAGTGGTAATAAATATTTTAAATTTATGGATCAAGATGATGTAACCACCTTGAAGACATCAGAACATTTGGTTTATTTTAATACAAATCCAAAATATTTTTTGCTTTTTTGTAGTATCATAAAAGAATCAACGGTGTATCTTCTTATTAACAAGCCTACTGAAGATGTATACTTGTTAAGTTATAAATCTAAAAAATCTTATAACGGTGACTGCATTTTAGAAGGGGAAATAATAAATAATTCTTGTTATTTGGTTTCTGATATAATTATTTACAAAGGTGAAAAATGCAATGATTCTATGAAAGACAAATTAAAATTATTAAAAGACATAACAAACAATATAGACGAAAACTCGAGTCTAAAATTACAAATTAAAGAATTTGTTCCTTTGTGTAATACTGTTTCATTTATTAGAGATTATTTACCTTCATTAAGCTATAAAAATATTGTAAATGGACTCGTATTTCGTCCTAATAATGGAGCAAAAAATAAAAATATTATAATGATTCTCAATAAACCATTTCATAATTTAAAGCTGTTCAAAAACTCCAATGAAATAAAGACAGCTACTAGTACAATTAAAATTAAAGAAGGAATAAATAAAATAATATTTAATGCTTTTTTATCGCCTAAAGGACCTGATATAATTGAATTGTTTCTTAAAGATAAAGAAGACTTAGTAAAATATGGTATTGCTTTTGTACCAACAATAAAAAATAGTTTAATGCTTCAAAATATTTTTAAAGAAAAAAATAACTGCAATTTATTATTTACATATTCTGAAAAATATAAAAATTTTGTTGCACAATGTAAAACAAATGAAAATGTAACTACACTAGAAACTATTATTTAAAATATTTTACTATAATATAATAATGTTCCAAGGTTTTAACTTTCAATCTGCAAACAATTATGCTGCATTTCCTCAAGCTGGAGGTTACCAACAGCAAGAACAGGTTCCATTAGTCTCGCAAGTCGCGCAAGTCGCGCAAGCCGCGCAAGCCGTGCAAGTCGCGCAAGTCGCGCAAGCCGTTGAGAGCCCTATTCAACAAGCCGAACCCACTAATTATCAAACTGCCGAACAACAAAAAGCAATGCAACAAGTTGAGGTCCAACAGCAATCAAATGTTTCTGGTCATAACGAATATGAAGATAACTACTTGTCTACACAAGGTTCTTTTATGATTTTGGATGGAACTGCTGTTAATTCCAATAGACAATATTCCAATACTATCGATAATGCACCTGGTTATACTACCAAGTTTGGTAATGGAGCAATAGCTGGAAAACCTGTTTTTGGTACTCTTGACCCAAATAGTGCATATGCGTCTTTCTAAAAAATGATTTGTTTATAAAAAAACTTATATGGACAAAGAAGCAAATAAAATATTTCAAAAGAAATGCCAACAAATGGCTATTGACAGAGAAACCTATATATTGGCATCATCACTTGGTATTGATTATCATAATAAAACCATTGATGAAATTAAAAAAGAAATTGACGATGCATATAATAAACCAGACGAAGATCACGAAATTGAATCTTATTACAGAGAACATGGTAATATAAACCGTCCGGAAGCAAGAAGACGTGTCGAACAAATGAGACAAAGAGAATATTATTATGGGATGTTACACTAATTATTTCCTATAAAATTTTTCATTACACCGTCTTTTATAACTGCATTATTTTTTCTTACTTTATCGAATCTATCCATAAAGCTATCAGTATCAAGATGTATTGGTTTTGTTTGGCGTTTGTAACTTTTCTTTACGTCATTTACGTATTCTTCCATTAAATGAAGAACCGGAACAAGAGGTGGCATATACGTATGCACAGATTTGTAATTTGTATCATTATTATATCGGTATTGTTCTATTGTTTGGTTACCGCCAAACTTTTTTAAAGACAACCGTGTATTACCGACTACAAGTTTAAAATTTTTGTCTTTATACATTTGTTTACCTAACATAGAAAGCATACTCATTTTTTCATGCATACTTTCTCCTGTTTCGTTATCTATTAAATACCTTGCAGCGCATGGAAATGAGCAAAAATTACCGTACAAATTAAATTTTCGAGTATCGCTTATGCTCATAGGAATACCTATTGGAAAATTTGAAAACATTTCAGTACAATTCCAACATACATACGGTGATTTTTCCAGCCAACCATTTTTGTAAAAATCCATAACATTTGTTACTTTACGTCTTGATTGTGTTGATTTCATGTCAATAATATTAAAATTACTGTTTTTATCTTTTGTATAAGGCTGTATCATAGATTGAATATTTTCCAAATAATCTAGATTAGAATTAGCAATATCAAATGTTGGGCACTTAATTTCGTATAATTGAATATTGTTATTTAAGTTATCACCATTTGTTTCATCTTCTTCATTTATAGTATCAAAATTATTAGTTTCATTGTATGATTCTGGCACAGTTGTTTCTTTTTCGTTGTCTATGTTAGATACGTCTTTATTATTTACTTTAAGGTGTATTATGCAACTATCTAATATTATTGACAATTTGTTACTTTCTTCTTGAAAAATGCTATATTTTTTATCGTTGTTGTTGGTTTCATTATTGTCTTCTTTTAATTTAGGACGTCGTCCTCTTTTTTTGTGTACTTTTTCTTCTGGTGGTTGCGTTTGTTTTTCCTTAGGCTTTCGTCCTCGTTTCTTTTTTTCGGTACTTAAAGATTCTTTCATTTAGCATTTAACCTTTTAATTTTCTTCATAGTTTCAATAAAAAATATTTAGGTATTATATAAGATAAGCATCATTATGAATATGGAAGGTGCTGGTTTTGGTTCGTTGGTAAAACGTGCTAGCCCCATGGTTGCCGCTACGGCTATGAAAGCATTTAAGAAAGGATCAGCTGCTTTGTCTAAGATTGCTAATGATCCTCAGATGAAGAAGATGTTTATGGATTTGTTTGAACAGGTTATGACTACTGGTTCTCAAGCTGCACTTGATTCGTTTGTTTCATTTGTTGACACTATCCCTACTGGTGGTGTTCAAACTGGTGCTGGACGTCGTCGACGTGGATCTAAGCGTCGATCTAGCAAGTCCAGCAAGAAGTCTAACTCTCAGTTGATCAAGAGCTTGAAGAAGCACTACAAGAAGTCTTCTAAGCGCAAGAGCATGAAGGGTGGAAAGAGATGCTCACATGGTCGTCGCCGATCTTGCAAATCTAAGCCCGGACCTAGGTCTAAGTCCCCTAAGCGCAAGTCTCCCAAGCGTAAGTCCCCTAAGCGCAAGTCCTCTAAGCGAAGAAGTGGAAAGCGTAGATCGCTGCCTCCTGCTTTGAAGGCTTGGAATAAGAAGTTAGATGCTTATCAGGCTGATCATCCCGGTGTTAGCCGTAAGCAAGCTATGAAGGCATGCAAGGGTCGTGCTTCTCCTTCTAAGAAGTGCAGAACCTCTAAGAAGCGCAGATCCTCTAAGCGCCGAAGCTCCCGTAAGTAAATGTCTTTTTTAACTTGTTAATTATATTAATTATTATTTAACTAAAAAATGATTTGTAAAACTATATTGCAAATGGAAATACTAAGTCATAATTTTTACGATGATTCCGATCCTTATTTTATGGATAAAAATGGTCGTAAATTTATGAAACCAAATCGTTATGGGTATAATCAATGGATAAATAAAAATTACAGTAATTACAAACTCAGTGATTCAATTCGTACTGCAGATGAAGAAAACATTAATATGCTTTTACCTCATCAAGCATTTATTAAGGAATTTATGTCTCTTGGGTCTCCATATAGAGGATGTGGTATAATTCATGGACTTGGTTCTGGTAAAACGCGTACAGCAATTGAAATATCTGAACCTTATAGAGAAAAAGGTTATAAAATAGTTTTTATTTCACCTGCATCGCTTGCAGATAATATGGTTGAAGAACTAGGTAAATGGGGTAATGATGACGTTAAAAATATAAAAAGTAGTGTTGACCGAAAAAAATATTTGGAAAAAACTTCATATACATTTATATCAAGTAATGGTACACCATTAAATAATGTTCTTAGAACTCGTCTTGAAAATTGTATTGTTATTGTTGATGAAGCGCATAACTTAGGTTCAATGATGGCAAATAAACAAAATAAAAAAGCAACTGCGTTTTATAAATGGCTTATGAATGTTAAAAATTGTAAAATAATTGCACTAACAGGTTCGCCTATTATTAATGATCCTTTTGAAATTGCTCTTATTGCTAATGTATTACGTGGTCCAATGGATTATGAAACAAGTATTGTCAATGAAAGTTCTATTATTAATTATAAAGCAGTATTTCCAGAAGATCGTGAAGAATTTTACAATTTATTCATAAACGATGACAACGATGGTATTAAAAATGAACTAATGTTCAAACTGCGTATTACTGGACTGTTTTCATATTTCTATGGTGTTATTGGTACACAACTACCTAACATTGAAGTAGAAGAAGTTTATGTTCATATGAGTGAATATCAATACAATATGTATGTAAAGGCTCGTGATTATGAAAATAAAATAGACAGAATGAATTACAATAATTCAAACAAAGAAGACAGTAATATTGTTTCTACTTACAGAAATTACAGCAGACAATTAAGTAATTTTGTTCCACCACCTCCTCTTGAAGAAGAAGTAAAAATATATGAACTATTAATTCCTACGTATGAAGTATCCGATTGGTCAAAAAAGCAACAAAAAGATCTTATGAGTAGTTTTGAAAACAAAGACGACTATTTAAGATTTCTTGAAGAGTTTGATGCTATGGATAGCGAAGACGTAAAAGCAAAAGCTCTTTCACATATTCCGAGTCTTGTACAAGTCCAAACTGTAAAAGTTGATAAAAAGGAATCTGGTATTAAAATGCTAAAATCATTAATGACCGATACTAGCTATTTGCGAGATCCGGAACAAAAATTCATAAAATATATTGGTACATATAGTCCAAAAATTAAAAAAATACTAGTAAATATGAAAATTGGTAATGGTAACAAAGGAAAAATATTTATATACTCGCATTATAAGAGTTATGCCGGTATTGAAGTATTAAAATCAATATTTAAAAGACTTGGTTACCAAGAAATAAACGAATCTAATATCAATACTATTAATTTTGATACTATTGGTGCTAAGCCACGATACGGTTATTTCATTGGTGGTATGAAGAACGAAACCCGTCATAAAATAAAACAATTTTTTAATCATCCTCGTAATATACATGGTGAATTAATGAAAATATTCATGGGTTCGTCTGCTGCAGCCGAAGGTATTACATTAAAGCAGGTTCAGCAAGTGCATATTATGGAACCATACTGGAATAATATACGTATTCAACAGGTAATTGGTCGTGCTCGACGTCTTGGTTCACATATAGGATTGCCAGAGAATGAACAAACGGTATATGTTTACAAATATTACAGTGTTTTTGCAGATGATCAAGAAAAAATTGAAAATGTTACTACTGATATTGCCATAAATAACAGTGCATTGAAAAAGGAAAAACTCGTTAATGCATTTTTACGAGTTATTAAGACGTCAGCTATTGATTGTACGCTAAACTACGCACAAAACTCGCTAATCGAAAAGGATTATGTATGCTATGTTCCAAGTTCCAATAAATTAAAACATGAAATATCGTGGTATTCGAATATAATCGACGATATAAACAGTGTTGGTCAGGTAAATTATAAGCCTGTAATAGAAACAAATAAATATATTGATTACCCAAGACCATATCACATAACTATTTTCAAAAAATACAATCAACAGCTTTATGAATCACGTGATAATTTTGTTGCTGGAACAATTGAGAAAATTTTCGGTAATAATATTGTTTTTAATGTACAAAGTAAAATATTAAATGTTGATGATTACTACAAAGATTATTATATACACTTTTTTACACAAGTGCAGCACGGACGTATAATAAAATCTTACAATGCATCTAAAAAAATATTTGAACTAAATAATTTGGATTACGATAAATTAACTGATGGTACCAAATTTTGGGTATACAGGACAAAGTATATTGCACACATTATAAATGGAACCATTGAAAAGGATGATCAAGGTAATATTATATTATACGACAGAAGTGCTTTAAAAACAGAAAATCAATGGATTAAAAGATTTAGTATTACTATTTCTGAAGATGAAAAAAATGCTATTATTATTTAGACCACTTGGTCTAAAAATTTAAATTACTTTATAATATAAAAACATGGAAAAAGAATTGTTACGATGGTGTATTCTCAATGGAAATAATACTTATACACTTAATATATTTGAAAATTGGGATAAAATTTTTGAAAATAAAAATATACAAGAATCAAAATTTATAATATGTAGTAATATTTTTGAAAATAATTTATTAATATTTTATATTGGTACAAATAATAAATATTATTTAATTGAATGTACACGGTTTACACAATTATTAATAAATAAAGAAAACGATCTTGAATCACAATATAATTCTATTAAAAATTCTCTTGAAGAAACAAATGAAAAAATTGAAATTAATGAATTCGAAAATTTACAAGAATCATTAAATAAAATAAGTAAAAAAAATAATAAAAAACTTTTTTCAAATTACAAACAAGAAAAAAATTTAAATAAAAATGATTCTTTATCAAGTTGTGATTTTATTTTTTCACAAAATATTGAATTATGGGAAGAATTTATAAACAGTTCCGAAAATATTAAAGCACCTATGTTACAATGTATGACAAATGAAATTGTTGATAATGTAAAAAGTGATAAAGTTAAAAGTTTATTTTTATCATTTCCATTTAAAATTAATTCGTATAATTTTATTTCTAACAATTTTATTGAACTCAATGAATTAAATTTATGGTTTTGTCCAAATTTAAATGACACAAGTTTAAATAATTTAAATAATATTAAAAAATTATTTATTCATCATTGTTCAAATGTTACTTTAAAAATATTTTATAATATTATTAACTCAGATTCAAAATTAGAAACACTTTATTTGGAAAATATTAACTTAGAATGTGTAAAGAAAAAGTATGAACCACTTGTAACAGAAAAAATGTGGAACAGTTTGTACGACAAAAAATCTTCTCAATGTTTGAAAAATTTATTTATTGATTCACAAAATCTTGATAAAGATAATATTCAAGATATACTAAATAATTTTCGAAACATTGAAAATTTTGTAATGCATGATAAAGTATTTAATATTATTAACAAAGATATTCGCGATGGTTATAACAAAAATAATTTATTGTGTATTGAAAATGTCGATAAAACAATGCAACGAATTGTACGTAAATCAGTAAAAATATCTTCTTTGTTGCGCGATGAAATTCAAATGCCTTTTTCTGATTCTATGTTACATATAATTAATAAAAATAAAAAATGATTGCTTTTGTTATAAAGTTTAAAGAATAAAATATGGAGAACGTTGATTTTGATGACAATAACAATTATGAAAAAGAAACCGAATCAAATGAATCAGAAATAGTCAATGAAATGTCAGAAGAAAACGAATATATGAGCGATAGCGAAGATAGTATTGAAGATTTACAAGATTTACAAGACTCGCAAGATTTACAAGATTTACAAGACTCGCAAGATTTACAAGATTTACAAGACTCGCAAGATTTACAAGACTCACAAGATTTACAAGACTCGCAAGTTTCTCCTATTTTAAGAAAAGGTAATAGTATATTACGTAATAAACTTACAAAATATGAATTTACACGAACATTTAGTCTTCGTGTAACACAATTGCAAGGCGGTGCAGTACCGATGGTCCCTGTCGAACCTGGTATGACAATAGAAGAAATTGTTAGACGGGAATTTAATATGGGTAGAATACCACTTATTATTGAGCGTAATTTCCCTCGAGAAAATGGTGGTGTTTATCGTGAGTATCACAAGTTAAACGAATTAATAAATGTATCAAACTTTTAAGATTTTACTATTTTTTTGTAATTTTTATTAAATACTTTATTTAATAATGATGTTTTACTGTTTACCCATGTAAGACCTGGATCAGCACCCCAAGTTAGCCATGATAAAATAGCTCTTTTATTATACCAATCAGATGTCAATGGTTTTTTAGCGTCTTTCCATTCTTTAAATCCTGGATAACTTGTAACTACATGGCGTGCATACCAGTTTCGCATATATCTAAGATCTTCAATGGATATTTCGCTTTTTGTTGAAAGCTGTTTTGCACGCTTCCATCCAGTATCAGTAGCTCCTTTAAATCCAGCTTTTTTTAACTCAAAAGCCATGCAAGCCCATTTTTTAACACTTGTTGGAACTGGAACCATGATATCACTTTTTTTACCATGGTATTGCTTCATTTAATATTAATATAGTAAATATTTTAAACGTAACCAGATGCTGTTAATCTTGTATCGTTAATAAGTTTTACTTTTAATGTTTCAGATGTTTTAAACGCGGGTTTTTGGTCACATGTTCTTAGTGTAATATAGACAGAGTCTGCATTTTCAAGAGTATTTGGATCAATAACATTGATTAATGTAGTAAAGCTATGATGGTCGTCTCCATTTCCTATTTTAATATCATTCATATGTGTAATAATATCTCCTTCTTTTACTTGTTTTTTGAGATTACTCTTTTTATGCACGGAAGTAATCTTTATACCGTTAATAATTTCATAACCAGTGTCAACAATGTCGTTAAATGTTACTTGTTCATATTTTATTCCAAGCTGCATGTAAACAATAGATACAGACTTATTGTCTTTATATGAAGAAAGAATACGCTTTATAGAGTTTACAATAATATTACTATTGATACAGCTCTTTTGAATAGTTTGATTATTAATGTTTTTAAGAGTTACTATCATACCAATTAATTGTGAAGACATATTAACAACAGGCTGCCCGTCACATATCATAGTTAAATCATTATTAAGTAAAATAGTTTCTGGTATACCAGAGTTTGCTTGGTAATGATTATGGGTAACAATACATGATAAAAGTGGCGTAGTTTGTTCAGAACTACTTACACGGTTAAATGACATAATATGTTCACCAATAATAGCGTTTGTACCCTTACCCCATTTTAAGTGTTCTGATTTCGAAATAGTATTAATTGGCTTTAGTACTGCTATACCATTAATAAAATCAATACCGACACAAGTACACTCATATATCTTATTTTCTGGTATTATGTGACAAACTACACGTGTGACATTATCAATATTGTATTTTTTATTGTATGGTACAATGTTTGAAAGAGAAGTAATAATCAAGTTTTCTGGATAATGCACAAAGTATCCTGTACCGTTTATTACTTCTTCGCCTACGTAGGTTATAATCATAACAATGGCGTTTATACAACTTTCATAGACATCACTATACGACTTTAGTATATTATTAGTAGGTAAGTTAATAATATCCGTAACTGTTCCAGATATATTGCTTATAATATCTGTTACGTTATCTCGTATTTCTTCTACGTGTATAACATTATTTAATTCTTCTTTTTTCTTTTTTATAACTCGTAAAGTAGTGGATGTTTCTTCTTTAGCTTCATTCAAATTTTTTATAACTTGCTTTGATGCTGAACGAAAACGGCTTCCACGACGAACAGACGACATACTATACTGTTAGTGAATAAAAAAATACTTTTTGTAAAATTATTTTATAGTGCTAGTTTATAAAGGATGAATATCAACGAACGTACAAGTCTCCGCCAAGATAAAAATGTTGTTTTGGTTGATGAATACCAAAGTATGCAACCCGGTGTATACCAATTAATTGATTTCAATCAAGATAAATGGTGTGATTCCAGAAAAGAATATGCTGATCGTATTGGTAGTCAACCTATGCATTTTTACAAGCCTTATGAAAACGCATGTGTAGTTGATGAAGGTTCTAGACTTCGAAATTCCAATCTTACTAACAAGAGATACATCAACCAATTAGCTACTAGACCATTTACTGGTCATGCTGCTAAAATGCCAGGAAGAAACAATGTATCCATTAATCCAGATTTAGATTCTTCACTTCGTACTGGTATTGCTACAACTACTTTTAAGCCCGTTGAAACTACGTCTGGTGTTTCTATTGATCGATTTTATACTTTGCCTGAATACGGCAATCCCCAAAGAGTAGAACACGTCATTGAATCGTGGGTACGAGGCGGAGAACATACTCGTGATGTTATTCGCCGACAAGATTATGCAACAAGGCTTAAGTCAAAGCTTGTTAAAGTATAAAAAATTTTTTAATTAAACCCAATACGTGTTACACACAGTACACGCATAACCTTTTATAAGATCACTGTTTTTTGAAAATACAACGATCTCTGGATTATTTTTTTGATTACATTCTTTGTTATTGCATTTTTTTGTTTTTATACGAGGTAATGTTCTATCGTATTTAATATTTACCGTTACATTATAGTCTCTATTATTTGATGTTTCACGGTATATGTAATTTTTATCGTGTATTTTGTTTAAATTATTGTTGATATTACCACATGACTTGCATTGTAAAAATGTGCTGTCATTATTGTTCAATAATTCCATAAGGTTGTCACACTTTTCGCAAAACTCAACGACCATTTATTATTTATTTATTTAATAATTATTTGCAAATCATTTTTTAAGCACTTATTGTCCATTTGTTTCCACAATTAGCACATGTAATAAATGTAGTGTTTCCTTCATCTGCACTACGTGTTTGCTTTGCTTCATAATAAGTTTTATTTTTCTTGCATCTATCACACGTATATAGGTTTGAAGTTATTAATCTGTTTTCCATTCCTTCTTTTATAACATTTTCATAATGGATTCGATGTTCCTTCCATTTACCAGGATTTAATACTTCTGGCTGTATGTTGTTAAAATTTTTTATACCACTGTAATAAGAACTATTCTTATCAATATTTTGCAAAACATAAATAGCATTATGTGTATAAAGGGTTATGAAATCATTGTTTAAAAAATCAGCAGGCTTTTTATACTGGTTTAATGTTAAATTCAAAATATAACTTTCTATTTCTGTGAGTTTTTCTTCATCGTCAAAAGTTTTTCTTAACTGGTTTATTACGTTTCTTCTGATTATATATTGTTCGTCATTACCTTCAAACCGCTTTTTAAAAGTTAGCCTTTTCTTTTCCATTATATAGCCGTATATTTAGTATGATCATTTTTTTAATTATTTCTCATCCTTATTATCATTTTACAAATCATTTTTAAATGCATTTCAATATTGTCTTCCATTTCATATTGTACTGCTATGTCATCCATATAAATGGGCGTTTCTTTTAGATTTAACTTGTCGTATATAGCTCTTAGAATAAATTTCTTTTCAGAATCTTCTAACTCAGAATATATAGATACTTTTTTTCTGTGATTTTTTCTTCGCTGTTCTGCTTCTTTTTCTTTTTCCTTTTCTTTTTCTCTTTCTCTTTCTTTTTCTTTTTCTCTTTCCCTTTCCTTTTCTTTTTCTCTTTCCCTTTCCCTTTCCTTTTCCCTTTCTCTTTCTCTTTCCTTTTCTCTTTCCGTTTGTTCTCTTTCCTTTTCTTTTTCCCTTTCTCTTTCCTCTTGTTCCTTTTCTCTTTCCTTTTCCTTTTCCCTTTCTTCTTTACGCTTTAGCTTTTTCATTTTCTTTCTTTCTTCGCGTCTTCTTCTTTCGTCTTCGCTTTCGGAATCACTGCTATTTATTTCTTCTTGTTTAGGTGCTTCTCCTTTTTCCTTATTCATAACATCGCCATTTTCATCTACACGAGCAACCACGATTCCCTTTATGGGTTGTTGTTGTGTTATCATTTCTTTTTCAGACTCACTGTTACTTAATATGGATTCTTCCATTTCTTTAACGTAGTTTACTAAATGATTTTTTTTCTTTTTACGCATCAACTATTTTAATATTTTCAATGTTTTTATTTTTTACTAGTATTTCTAGCATATCAATATAAAATTCAAGTAATTCGCTACATACCGATTCATTATAACTGCAGCTAGCATAACCTTTTTTTATTGTTGTATAATCAGTGTATTTATAAACTACTAAATCTGCATTTTGATTAATTGATAGATTTTCTAAGTTTGGTGGTGGTACCAAAGAATCGTTCCAATATACTTCAAACATTTCTGTTAAATCGCTGTCTTCATCTATTGGTTCTAAGTACATTAATGGTCTAGTAATAATAATTAAATATTGTTTAGTGTCTCTTAGTTTAGGTTTTTGATGACACAAAATTAAATGTTTGTACAAATTAACCATGCATTTTTCTATATAGAGGTCTATGTCCAAACAATGGCAAATTATCAAGTAAAAATCTTGTTGATCAAAAAAATAAGCGTCTACGTATTTGTCGTTATTATTTATTACTTGTTTTATTGCTTCTATAGCTTGGTCGTACTCAGTTTTATTACAATCTTTTAATTTTACCAAGTTATTTTCCTGTATATAGTCTTGCGATAGTTTCATTTATACTAAATAATATTTTTTCTTTTTACACAAAAAAATATGTATGAATAATATAGTTTAATCATGGTAAATAGTGTAAAAAATGATTATTTTAAAAATGACGATAACGGTATGTTTAACGTAAATGATCCAGAACTAATAATGTTACAAGAAAGCGAAAGCTTGAGTTGGAATGCAATTGGAGGAGCAAAAGAAAATAATGATATGTTTAATTTTGACCTGCTAGACGACGACATTGATCCGATTATTTCGGCTAATGAAGTTTATGAAGACATACAAGAGCATAAGTTTGAAAAAATAGTAGACATAAAAATAGCATCAAAAACAGACGAGTATTATTATAATGAACTTGTTGAAGAATTAGAAACCAAGTTCAAAGATAAAAGAGCAAGAGAAAAAATAAGTTCAAACTTTTATGATTTGGATAATAATAGTGGTCTTATTCAAATTTATGAACAATCGTTAATAAACAAACAAATAAAAGAAGCAACATCATTTACGCCATTGGTACAATCGATGCTCGGTGATGTTAACTCTGGTAATAAAGTATTAAATGCTAAATTAAATGCTAGTTTTATTCCTATATTTTCTGAAAAAATGGTACAATATAAACCAGTTGTATCAAATAATACAATCTATTACGATAAACCACTGCTTGATATAAAAGAAAATGATTTTACACTAATAGATGACCTTAAAAAGTTGTATGAACCGTTGCAATATGTATCAAACAGCGAAGAACCCGGTATCAATATATTATTTTCAAAAGACATAGACGTGTTTAATGTAGCTATGTATAAAGGCGATAATGATATACACATTCATAAACTAATTAACTCAGAAAACCGCTTAGTATACAATGTTTCTAAAAAACCAGAAAACTACAGCATACGTGACCCCGAGTTTCATAAACTAGTTGGTGTTTATGATACAAAGAACACTAAGATACATATGTTCAAAGAGGTAAATAATGTTGTGGAATATGCTAGATACCTTGATGATATTGTACCGAGTGTTGCTACTATCTTAATGGGTAGTAATGTTAACGGAATATCGCAAGCTAAATTCGAGCTCAACCACTATATGTGGGATCTTGATGACATAAGTCATCAAATGTACAACAGCTTAAAAACTAGGCTAGCAATGGTTTTTGATAAATCATTTCATAACCAATATAAAACACTACGTGTTACTAAGTTATCGAAAAATTTAGTAAATGATTACGAATCAAGCGTTTTGCTAAACGATGAAAAACTAAAATTTTTTGAAAACTATTACGGTACATACGGGTTTAAAAAATACGACAGTCTTACTCGAAGATTTTTATGGGTTAAAACTAAACACGACAATGGTGATGTTATGGTTAATAGCAAAAACATACGCAATTTTCTTGTTATGAGTAAAATTAATAGTATGAATTATCACAATAAAAGCATAAATTATCAAATCAACCAACCTGAAAGCATACACTCTAAAATATTAAAAAACGAAACTGATAATTACCGTCGTGATATTCTAATTAAAAATTATATAAAACACCATGGTACCGAGTCTACCATAAATTTTAATATTGTTGACCATTCCGGTTCATTTATTTGTTGCATTCATGAAAATGCAAGACTAATGAAAGACTATACTAACGAACAAATAATTAGTGAATTTGGGGAATATTACCAGTATTCTAGTTCTTATTTATGCAAGTATTGTGGTACAATATTGGAAACAACATACGAAGACGGTGTGCAGTTTGATGAAAATAACAATATTATTGTTATGCATGATCAAATAATAGAACAAAATGAAGCAGTAAATACTGAGAAATTAATTGTTTCTGATATGCGCAATGAAGATATGAGGTATTTTATTGAATTTGCTACAAATTTGGGAAATAAACTAAATAAAGACGAAAAAAATATATTTCATGAAAACTCGACTAAGAATTTGTTTATTAATGAACTAAAAAGTTATGAAGCAGTATTTTACCAGCTTATTAATCCTTTTAATTATATAAGTTATGAAAAAGAATTAAATGATTACGCTAAAAAAATACGAAATAATTTAATGGTAAAAAATCCTGGTATAAACTTTAAACTGGCATCGTTTGAAAAAGAAAATTATGTTAATTATTGTACCTCTTTGTTGTGCTTTCGTCTTGGTATTTATATAGCTACATACGCGTTTAGCATATTAATAACTAACAAAAAATATTTAGATATCAAAATAGATGACTACATAAACTATTGGATAAAAAAAATAAAAAATTATTACAAAGATATTTACGAGTATATTAATTCAAATATGGGAATAAATGCATACTCTGATTACCTAAAAGAATACAGAAAGATTTTTAATAAAAATGTTGTTCCAGTAGAGCCTTTTAACACTACAAATATGAAAGTAGTAAATCATTTTGACGACGTAATATACAACGGCTTTAAAAAAGTTTATGACAACAATCAAGAACAAATTAATATTGCATACAAAGAAGCTGCTGAAGTAATACAAGAAAAACAAATCGATGCAAATATGTACGGGTTTGTACTGGACCATGTTAAAAATATTGTTGCAATACCGTCATCTAGTGTATCGAATTTATATGACATATCACAAAATTTATCTTTTATTGGTGGTGTATATGCAAACTTTTTAAAAGAAAATGTTATGCAGTATCAGGATATTTCGAGTAAAATATTAATAAGTATTGACATATCAGATATGGTTGACAATAGTCCTCGCAAGGAACTGACTATTAAAAAATATAAAAATATAATGTCTAATTTACTTACTACACCAGAGCTAGAAACATATAAAATTTTAGAATCTACTACGAATAATAATAGCAAAAAATATAAAAAGTTTATAACTTCTTCGTATGAAAAGCATGGATCAAATGTCGATACCAAATATTTAAACGTTGTTGATCCTGTTTATATGAATAAAAATTATAACAACAAAGTAATACAAGCTAAGACATTTAAAAAGAAAAATAAAGAAACAAACGTTTATAGTTGTGTTCCAGAAGAATTTGTAAAAACAATAAGCGAATTTATTGAAACGCACGCAAAACAGTATTATTATGATTCTTTTGAAGATGTTGATATGTTTTATTATTGGTTTAACGACGATTCTTTTAATAGTAAATTCGAAAACTTTGTTTATATGCTCGATAACATAGACGATAAAATGATTAATGAATACAATGTAAACATTGAAAAATCTGAAAATATAAAAATTCGTAAGTTTGCAGATTACTATATCAAACAGCAAAATGACTCTTTAAATGCTTCTTTAAAAAGAGATTTAGTGCATTATCTAAACTCGTATTTACGAAGTACAGTAACGCGATTTGTACAATTTGATTCAAATTCTAATAATACAGAGGTGTCGTCCTTTTTGTATGATAGCGAGTTTAAAGAGTATAAGTACTACGATAAAACACCTATTACAGTATGTAGTATACTCGAAGAAGTAATCGAAAATATTCAAAATCTAAAAAATATTAAACATAAATATGCAGTACTATTGTTGATGGTTTTTTATAATATAACGCTTGCAATGAAAGCTAGAGATACAACACAAAAATCCATTAACATTCTATATAGCGAGTATGTAAGAAAGCAAAATGTAAACTTGAAAAATGCTAATGATCGAAGAAATGCGCGAGACAATGTTCAAGAAACCGAAACAAATAATGAAGTTCCTGTTATGGAAAGTCTCGAAAATACACCTGTTGAAATATTTAAAGACGACAGCTTTGATGAATATAACTATTAGTTGCGTCTATATTATTTTAAAAACATACAGCTAATATATATAATGGAGAACAATAATGGATCTCTTGTTTCTCAGTTAATGCAAGAAATAAAATCTGGCAATAACGAACCATCATTTAGTCCAAACAATATTGACCCTCCATTACGCGAAGACGATAATGAAGAATATTATGAAAAACCAGTTGAAGAACAGCATGAATTTGAAGAATCCGAAGAATCCGAAGAATCTGAAGGTTCGGTAGAATCTTATCCCGGTTTATTTGAACACATTGGAGGCGAATATACCTCGTTGTCGATTATGGAAATGATTAAATCTAGTGTTATCATATTGATTGGTTATGTAATATTTAGCCATCCCATGGTTAATTACTATATTAATGACATATTTTCAAGTATTCCTATTTTAAGTAGTTTTGTTAATGTACCTACTTATTATTTACTATTAAAAGGAATATGTATGGTATTATTTTACTTAATTGTTATCCAGTTTATTTAATATTTTTATTCTGCTTTATTTATATAATGGATAAAGAAATAGTTGAAAAAATTCTTGATTGTGATAAAAAACACTCACTCGAATACAAATGGTATTGTAGAAAATTAGATATATCAAGTGTAAACGACTCTCGATTACGCGAAATATTTAACGGTATTAAAATATCATCGTTTAATTATTATAACGATAACATTAATGCCATAATAAATAATAAAAGTTTGTCTATTGTTTGCAAAATATGCAACTGTGGTGATACTGCATTGACTACAAAATGTACCGATTATTCAATCAAAGACCTTGGAAAACACTTTAATAAAATAGCTAATAGTGGTCGAGGTGTATTAATGTGTTATGACTGTGGTTCAACTGCAAGAGCAATATTTTTGAATCTTATTTACGAGTATCGTGGTGTTTTGACTGAAATCGAAAAGAAGCGCATAAGAACCCTTTATAACCCAGAACGACTGTTGCCTATTGACGCACTAAACGAGTTTTATTCTGTTATAAAAGTAATAAAAGAACATTGTGTTTTTATATTAAGTATTGGAATGGACGACTTTGGTCATGTACTTGTAATGGAAAAAACTATCGATGATGCTGGTAAAGAGCGGTATATTATATACCAAAGTGCTCTTAATTCTTACTTGACAATGGATTATATTGAATATAAGAACCTTGCACTTGAAAAAAGCGGAATAAAAATTGAAGAATTTTATCGCGATATGAATTATCTTATAAAGACATTTAACTGGACCGAAAAAGAAAATGTGCTTTTTTCGAAGTGGTTCCAATTCTTACCTACTTCTAATGTAACAAATGTAAAATCGTTTTTGTATGCCTGGGTTTCCCTTGATAAACGGGACTAAACCGTGTAAACTTTTTAAAGTAACTTTTTAAAGTAACTTTTTAAAGAAACTTTTTACTTTTTAATTTTAAATGTTGTTTTAATGTTATTGTAATTTATATTCCAATGTGTCATGTATTCATTGTACTCTTTTTCAAAATCATCTATGTCATTTAACCATAGCTGTTTTGTAGTTGTATTTTTTAGTTTAATTATTTTCTCTTCAAGGTTATCGCAGTCTTTTCTCAATTTGTTAATCATTTCGTTTGTAAACGAGTCAATACGCATATGTAATAAAAAGTTATAACTATCTTCGTGTGTTGGATAGTCCAAATCATCGAGTTGTTTTATAATGTTATCACGACTTCGATTAATTTGTTTATTATTTATTGTTTCATACATAATAACCGTCGAATCCATAATATCTTCAATAAACTGTGCTTTTGTACTGTATAAAATTAATTCTTTATTGTATTCTTCAAGCATATTTTCCTTGCGTTCTAAATATTTACCAAGACGAAAATCATAAAATTCGTCAATAATATCATACACGTTGTTATATTTTTTAATATATCCATGCTCGTCATATAAGTGTGTATTACTTACATTTATAGTATTTCTCAATTTAAGTTCTTTTTCAAAATACCCGATACCATCATTGGTTAATAACATATTATTTAAAGCATCTTTTTTGAATGTTATTGTCATTTTAAAACTTTTGTCAGTAATAAACGATTCTTCGTCTAGTAAAAATCCATTTTTTGATTTTTCGTAATCTATCATCTTAGTTAGTATAAACTCTTTGTATTGTTTAAACGAAAGCGATCCCTTTCCAACAGGTAATTCAGTAATTACAAGTTTGTTTTCCCCAAGTCGTGTATAAACACCGTGTGAAATAAATGTAAGATTTTCGTATGTAATAGTTCCATTAAAACCCCTATAAAACGGATTAATTGGATTATTATAACTGATGTCATTTAATTTAGATCGTATACAATCAATTATTTGTTGTGGATTATAACACGGTAATTGCGTACTATATCCCGTACCAATACCATCCGTTCCATTCATAAGAATTGTTGGAAGAATCGGATAATAAAACAATGGTTCGATTTGTTTATTTTCATCACTGTAGTTGTACGCTAATAAACTGTTATCTTCCTTTTTATATAAATGTGGAACTACAAAATTTAGCTGTGTATAAATATACCTTGCAGATGCAGCATCTTTTCCCGCTTTTAGGTCTTTTCCTCCTCCCATGCGTGTACCAAACTGCCCATTGGGCAACAAAAGATTTAGATTATTCGATCCGACGTAGTCGTGTGCCATACCAATAATGGCTTCATTAAGAGACGTTTCACCGTGATGGTAATCCGCTTGTTCAGAAACATAACCTTGAAATTGTGCAACTTTTATTTCCTTATTTGAAATTGGTTTTTTGATTGCAGCCCACAAGATTTTACGCTGCGACGGCTTCAAACCGTCTATCATTGATGGAATAGAACGAACGTTATCACTATTTGAAAACTCAATCAAACGATTGTCAATGAAATCACTGTATGATTCATGATCCACTGTAAGTTCTTTTATATTTTTTGGGTCAAACTTTCCAAGCCATTGCTTACGTACATCTGAATACTTTTTATCAAAAGCCAACTTCATATGTTCGTTTGTTTCTTTGTCATGCCGATACTTTATTTCGCGTATTTTTTTGAAGTCTTCTTCTGCATCTTTGCTTAAATAAGTACCAAGACCCTTGTAGTACTTGACTTCCCAACCAGACTTTGACCATTCTTCTTTATGTGTTTCAGTCCATTTATTGAAATCATTAATGGTTTCAAAAATATGCTCATGTTGTTTAATATTTGCTTTTTTGTCTTTCCAATGCCATATTTTAACTGCATACATTTTAATACTTTTAATAAATTCTGGGCTTCTTTCAATGAGCGAAGGCCATTGCGAATGAATAAAATTCATAACAAGCCCTTTTATGTGTGCACCATCAAGATCAGCATCTGTTAAAATCCAAATTGATCCGTATCTTAGAGTGTCAAAGTTTTTTTCTTCACTATAGTCCGTGTTTTGCTTTAATCCAAGTATCTTTTTAAGATCTGTAATTTCAGAATTTTCACTAAGTTGTTTTGCAGTAGCTTCTCTTACATTCAACAATTTACCACGTAATGGGTAAGTGCCAATCTTACGTTGTTTAGATTCCGGAAACGATTTAAGTCCAGAAGAAACGTATGTCATAGCACTGTCTCCTTCTGTAAGAATAAGAATACAATCCTTTGAATTCTTTGTTCCAGCCTCAATAGCATCCTGTAGTTTAGCATTTTGAATTTTTGTTTTCTTTGTACCGTCTGTTTTTTTCAGAGTTTGTTTTTCCTTGAAATTCATAACACTTAAAGATCGTTCTGCAATACCGGATTTCATAAGCTTGTCCAAAAATTCTTGCGATAGATCAAACTTAGAAAGGAAACTCTTAGATGTACTTGTAAGATACTCTTTAGTTTGCGTATCAAAGTCCGGATTGATTACATTTGTTTTTATAAACACTCTGAGATTTGTTTTTACCAATGCAGGTGTAATGTTTTCATTTTTTTTATTTTTGTTTTTTATAGCTTCACATAGCTTTTTTCCAATGGAATCTGCTACATGGTCAACATGTTTACCTCCACGCCAAGTGCATATTCCATTTACAAAAGACATTTGTTCAAAATTGTTATCTCTGCTCATACATGCTAGTACTTCCCAGTCTTTGTGTTTAATATAAGCACGCTTAGTTTCGGTTGATTTACCTATATACAGATTTGCATATTTTTCAAAGCTGCTCATTATTTTACTGGTTCCAAGATTAATCTTTTTACCATTGAAATATACTGTTAATTCATCTCCAAACAGACCAACCATGTCATAAACACGACGTTCCATCATACTTTTTGTATCATCCATTGCTTTAAGACCAAAACGCTTTAACTCTGGTTTAAATGTTATTTTTGTATAAGATGCTCGTGAATACTTCGTTATTTTTGGTGTTCCTCGTTTTGTCATATTGTCATTCCACGTTTGAACATATTTTTTATTTCGCTCGGAATCTACTGTTTCTACAGTGAATTCTTCAGAAAAAATATTCGCAAGTTTTGCACCATAACCGTTTTTCCCTCCCCATGTTTTGTCTTCTTTTGAATAGTTAGTACTCGTAAGAAGCTGTCCAAAAATCATTTCTGGAACATATACATGTTCTTTTTCATGCATTTCAACATCAATGCCATTCCCGTCATTTTCAATACTGATTTTTTCGTCGTCAATAAAGATTTTCAAATTTTTAACAGGATGTATATCTTTTCCACTTTTTTTTTGTGCATCGCTTCGAACTTTGTGGTCAGACGCATTTGTAAGAACTTCGTCAAATATTTTGTATAGTCCAGGTACATACTTAATTTCTTTTTGAATTATGTTGTCATTTTCAATAACCCATGCATCTTGTAGTGTTGTTTGCACTGCACTACCAATATATGTATCAGGTAAGTCATAAATGTGTTGTCGATGTTCTTTTTTTTGATAAATATCCGAAATCTTTGGTGGCATTGTTTGTATATACTAATTACTTAATCATTTTTCTTAAATGTTTGGTATATCAGTTATCATAATACCACAATAAGGAACAGGTGTTGATTCGTAATTTTCGTAGGACCATATTCCAAGCTTAATTGCTTCCTGAATTATAAATTTAAAATTACTCCAAAATTCTGGCGTATGATCCCGCGATTTTGAACAAACGTGTGCGAATTCATGAAGAGCAACAAACATAAGTGTATTTAGTTTTACTAAACTTTCTTCTTGGTCTTTATGACGCAAACAAAACACTAATTCGTGACCTTTGTTAACAGTATAAGAAGTAGTATAAAGCGTATTATTATTTTCATTCATATTTTTAAAATCATTGTAATTATTTATAAGTTGCTTGGTGCAAGAACTTTGTGGAAAATTTTTCATTAAATGTTGCGAAATAATTTTTAGTTTTATTTTTATATGCGCAAGGATGTCTGCTGCTAGTTGTTTATCTTCTTTATCAGACCTAACTAAATAATAAGAATCATCTATGGACGATTTTATGTATTCGAGTCCTAACTTTGAATACCAATCATACACTAAAAATAATGTACCAGCAGTTATTAGTCCATAAAATATTGATTCCATATAATTTACGGAAGAAAATTGATTTATTTTTAAAGTTTAAATTAAGTATGCATTATTTGCGAGGTAATAATCAATTAAACGTTAGCAATAACAAAGAGATTGAAATGCAAATTGTCGGATGGCATAACTATGACAACAATGAACTAAATGATAAAGACGAAGAAGAAAATTGTTTCAATGTTCTTATTTCTGGTATTGATTCAAATAAAAATTCACTGTGTATATATGTTGAAGACTTTCAGCCATTTTTTTATGTCAAAGTTCCAAATAATTGGAAAAAGTTAGACGTAAGTACTCTTGCCAAATATTGCAAAAATCACTATGCTGTTGCTGACTCGTATAGCGATGATCTTGTAATGTATCAATTAATAAAACGAAAACCATTTTATGGGTATACGCATAATGACATGTTTAAATTTGCAAAACTTGTTTTCCTAAACAAAGGAGCATTTCATGCCTACCAAAGAGTGTTTAATCGTCCCATTAAACTCGAAGGACTGTATAATGGGTATTTGGAAGTATTTGAAGGAAGTGTTGAACCTATGTTACGCATGATGCATGTACGTGATATTCAAGCTTCTGGTTGGATTCGTATTGATGCTAAAAAATATGTTGTTAATAAACCACGTCTTTCAAATTGTCAATACGACATAACTATGAGTTACAAAGATCTACATGGTATTAAAAAAGACGCTATTGGAGACATACTTTTTGCAGGGTTTGATATTGAAGCTGATTCGTCGCATGGTGATTTTCCTATTGCAAAAAAGGATTACAAAAAGCTTGCACGAGACATATTTAACGAATATATTAACCTTGTAAAAAAGTCAAATACGCAGTTGAAAAATTATTTTCAAACTTTTCTTGAACTCGCATTTGAAGACTGTTTTAATCAAAACCAAATCGATTACATAAACAGAGAACCATTGAGTGATCAAGAATTACATGATCTTGTAGAAGCTACGTATCCTCTTCTTGTAGAGCGTAGATTATACGATATGAAAAAAATAATTGAAAAAGTTGTAGAAACGGATTGTACAATGCTGGCAACACAGCTTGATAGTGAACGAAGACGTCTTATTAGCATTAATGACAAAGTATATTTAAGCAGACCAAAAGAGACGTATCAATTTATGCTTGATTTAGCATTTAATCCTTATTACAATGCATCAAATATTAACGTTGTATATACAAAAAACAATGCAAAACCAAGTGACACAACCATCGAAAAAGTAGCAAATGAAATACTAAAATGTTGTATCGAATACACCGAAACTATGAAAAAGAAAGTGCGATTAAATGCAAATAAAAAGAATCTTATTTCGCGAAAAGAAAAAGACGATTTGCGCGAAGAACTTTCGAGTGAAAATTATGACATCAGTTATTACATTGAAAAAATGAATGTTATTATGAATGAAAATTTTCCACCAGTTATTGGAGACAATTTAATTCAAATCGGAACTACATTCCAAAAGCTCGGAGAACCAGATTGTTTTTTGAAACATATTATTGTGCTTGACACTTGTGACACTATAAATAATGACGAACTTATAAAAGACGAAAACAAAGACACTGTTTTCCCTTTAAAAGAAATAGAATCTGCTGTTAAAAAGCACGGTCTTGATACATTTGAACTCGAGTCAATAGAATCTATAGAAAAAGAAAAAGAAAGGTGTAACACCAAGTGTATTGAACTTAATTACAAAGAACAATGTAAAACCGATAAAGCAGAAGTAGTTGTAGAAGTCTATGATAATATGAAAGACGTCTTACTTGCTTGGACACGTCTTATTGTAATGTCTGACGTAGATGTTCTTATTGGGTACAATATATTTGGTTTTGATTTTAAGTTTATGTACGAGTGTGCTCAGGTATGCGATTGCGTGGAAGAGTTTATGCAAATAGGACGAATGAAAGGATTTGTACAAAAAATGCATGTGCAAGGTCACAATATAAAAGATACAAACAAGAAACAATCTATGGACGATATGGCTCATAACATTGAAATGCACGGACGATTGGTCATTGACCTGTTTAAAGTAATACAAACTTCGTACAACTTGGATAGCTACAAGCTTGATAATGTTTGTGAAAAGTTTTTGTACAAAAATAAAAACGACTTGCCTCCAAAAGAAATTTTCAGATTGCAAAAGGGAGATAGTGAGGATCGATGCACCATTGCTAAATACTGTCTTATTGATTGTGTTTTATGTAACAGGCTGCTTATCAAGCTTCAACTTCTTGTAAATAACATTGGTATGTCTAATGTGTGTTCTGTACCATTGATGTACCTCTTTTTGCGCGGGCAGGGAATAAAGGGACTAAGTTTTGTGTCTAAAATTTGTAGGGAAAAAGGTTATTTAATTAACAATTTGAAAAAGCAGGAAGAAACGTCGGAAAAATACGAAGGAGCTATTGTCCTTAAGCCTACGACCAAGATTTACATTGATGACCCAGTATGTGTTGCTGATTTCAATTCGTTGTATCCCAGCTGTATGATTAGCGAGAACTTATCTCACGATTCGCTTGCTGGTGTTTATAACTGTTATAAATGCATAGACATAGACAAACTGGAATCCAACGATGAAAAATGTAATTGTTATAAATTTGACTCTAAGTATGCTCACATAAAGGAGGTTGAATACGTCGATATTCAATACGATATCTACGACTACATTGACGATTACAACTCGCAAGGCATGGTGAAAAAAGAGAAAAAGAAAATCAAAAGTGGCATTAAGACATGTCGATTTGCACAACTTCCAGATGGAAAGAAGAGTATTATTCCTGAAATCTTACAGGAACTCTTGAAGCATCGCAAAAACACACGTAAAACCCAAAAGAATTTTCCTGAAAACTCTTTCGAATGGAACATTTACGAAGGGCTTCAGCTTGCGTATAAGATTACAGCTAACTCTTTCTATGGACTGACTGGTGCTCAGACCAGCAAGATTTATTTACCTGAAATTGCTGCTTCTACAACAGCGACTGGTCGAAATCTTATCAAGATTACCAAGAAGCATTACGAGTCTCATTACGACTGCAAGGTGGTATATGGAGACTCAGTAACTGGAGATACTCCAGTAATCATACGAAACAGGGGCGTTGTTACCGTCGCTAGTATTGAGTCCTTGGTAGAAAGGGAAAAGGACTGGTCTGAATACGATGAAAAACAACAAGTAACGTTTATTGGTCTTGAAGTATGGACCGAACGCGGATGGACAAAAGTAAACAGGCTTATACGTCATAAAACAAACAAGAAAATTTATCGAGTATTGACACATACTGGTTGTGTTGATGTAACAGAAGACCATAGTCTTCTTGACCATTCGGGACGTAAAATAGCGCCAAAAGATTGTGTTGTTGGAACAGCCTTGTTGCACTCTGAACTTCCTATTTTAAAAGAAACGAATGTTAGTGTAACAGCAATAGAAGCGTGGGCTATGGGATTTTTTATGGCTGATGGTAGTTGTGGAAAATATGTTACAAAATGGGGAATAAAATACTCCTGGGCAATTAACAATGCTTGTTTGGACTATTTAAATCAAGCAAAAGACTACTTAAAAAAGAGTACAAACCAAGAATTTAAAATTCTTGATACACTTAAATCTTCTGGAGTTTATAAGCTTGTTCCTGTTGGTGGTATGAAAAATATAACACTGAAGTACCGAGCACTTGTTTATCGAGAAAAAGAAAAAATTGTACCACAATGCATACTTGAAGCACCATTAGAAATTGCAAGAGAGTTTTGGAATGGTTATTACATTGGAGACGGCGATAAAGACATATATACACGATGTGATGCGAAAAATAAGTTGACTTGCCAGTCTCTGTATATGTTGATGACAAAAATAGGGTTCAAAGTCTCATTGAACAACCGAACTGACAAACAAAACATTTATCGTTTGACAGCAACTAAACGAAAGCAAAGAAAGCCTTGTGATAGTATCAAAAAAATAGAAGAAGTAACACATTTATATCATAGTTGTTATGTGTATGATTTTGAAACAGAAAACCATCATTTCCAAGCAGGTATTGGCAAAATGATAGTTCATAATACCGATAGTGTGTTTATACGCTTCAATTGCAAAGACTTAAACGGTAAAAAACTTCACGGACTTGATGCTATTAATAAGTCAATAATGCATTGTACAGAAGGTGCATTAGCTATATCAAGACAACTTAAAAAGCCACATAATTTAGAATTTGAAAAATCTATTTTCCCATTTATATTGATTTCAAAGAAACGATATCATGGGCATTATTATACCGAATACGGATCTTCAAAATATTCGCCTAAAAGTATGGGTATCGTATTAAAAAGGCGCGATAACGCAAATATTTGTAAGGAAATTTTCGGTAATGCTATTCGAGAAATTATGTTAAAACAAGATCTAGAAGCAAGCTTACAAATGATAAAAAATTGTTTGCGTAAGCTGTTGGATGGTGAATATCCATATGAAATGTTTATAATTTCAAAAACGCTTCGTAGTTATTACAAAGCACCGGATACTGTTGCACATAACGTATTAGCACGACGTATTGCAAGACGAGACCCTGGTAACAAGCCTCAAACAAATGACAGGGTACCTTACATATATGTCCAAGTATCTGGTGACGATGGAAAGAAGAGAATACTCCAAGGAGACCGTGTTGAAAACCCGGATTATGCGCGTGTGATGAAACTAAAGATAGATTATAAATTTTATTTAGAACGACAAGTAATGCAGCCTATTTTGCAAGTATTTAAGCTCGATTCTAGGTATTATGAAAAATGCAAAAAACTTTTTGACAATACGCTAATGGAATATGAAACAAAGCGAAATAAAAATCAAAAAATAACTGCGTTTTTCAAGGTTGTACCAAAAACAGAAAAGAGTTTTAACCCGTCTAAAAAAAGTGAAAAAGAAGAAGAAGAAGAAGAAGAAGAAGAAGAAAATAATGAGGAAGAAGAAGATAATGAAGAAGAAGAAAAAGTCGATCTTGTTTCATACGAATTTTAGCACGTAAAAATCGTATTTAAAATTATACTTTATAATAGTAAATGCATGGTTCAAAATCAGATTTGCAAGTATTTCGTGATAACATTAATAAATTTATAGAACAGCTTGTTCGTATTTATCCTGAAGATAAAGATCTTATGGTTTACAAAGACAAAGTAGCTCTTTATGCAAAGGTAGACCCTCGAGGTATGGTGGAATATTTTATGAATAACATGTCAAACTATACAGTACATATAATGGAACGTAACGATGATTTTTTCTTAAAAGACCTGGCTATTGAACAGGTAACGCAAAAAGAAAAATACCGCGAGCTCTTTGATAAAGTACGTAAGTTATGGCTTGATGGTATGACAAATGAAACTAAAAATACAGTGTGGCAATATTTTGTAGTTTTTGTTACATTGGGTGCAAAAATAACGCAAGATCACAATACCATAACAACTATAAATAAATATAGGAAAATACCTTTGAAAATTTAAATATTATTTATTTTATATGGGAGCCTTTTTTTCAAAAGACGAAGAAGAACAACAACGAGCTAATAGAATTAATGATATAAAAGAAACTTTGCGTAAAGCAAAGCAACAAAGACAATCTATGGAAGCTATAAATGATACGGAAGACGAAGCAGCTATACAACTTCTTCAGGAAGGTGGATTTATAGACCCTCCAGCTCCAGCTCCAGCTCCAGCTCAAACCGGTGGTTTCTTTATGGTTTGTGCTTAATTTTTTAAACTTTTTTATTTATGATTTATAAATGAAAATAACTAAAGTTCTTGTAAGTTGTGATTCTCATGGTGATTACGCATCAATGTTTCCATTGGTTCATAAAATGTGGAAAAGCATATGTGATTACGATTGTATTGCTATTTATGTAGGTACCAGTCTACCTGCTGTATTGGAAAACTTTAAAAACAAGTTTCCAGATAGTGTAATACTCTATAAACCATTACCAAACATACACACTACTTTTCAAGCACAGTGTATTCGTCTTTTGTACCCGGCTCTTATGGAAAATGAAACAGTACTAATATCTGATATGGACATAGTTCCGTTAAAAAAACAACACTTTGTTGAATTACTGGATAGTTACAACAAAGAAAATTTTGTTACGTACACGGATCGTTATGTAAAGCAAAAAATGTTTGCAATGTGTTATAATGCAGCTCATTGTTCAGTCTGGCAAACTATTTTTAACGTAAAAAAAATTGATGATATATCTACTAATTTAATACAGTGGTACAAAGACGAATATACTGGTAGTAAAAATTGTATTGGTTGGTTTACAGACCAAGAAAAACTTTATAGTAATGCTATAAAGTATGATAAAATAATAATACTTAATGACATACACACAAATTACAAGCGTCTTGATAAAAAACAAAAGAAATTTATACTTGAAAATAAACAAGTAATTTGCCAATCAATTCATAATTATTCTGATTTTCATTTTATTCGCCCGTATTCAAAGTTTCATAAAATTATAAATAATATTGCGCTTTGTGCTGTTAACAATTCCAATAAGGAACCTTTTCAGGATAACGTCTAGTACAATCCCATCTTTGACATGGATGATCGTCCTTATGACAAGTACTACACTTCCATTTTCTGTTCCACCCGCTTCCACTCCATCCACAATTACACTCGTGTGGAACACGTGACCATTTACCACATCTCGTTTCAACACATGGTCCTTCTTTTGTTTTAGTACAGCGTTTAATTCTGTTTTTCATATTGTTTATTTGTGACCCAAAATCATTTGTAAAATTACTTAGTTTGTTGTCATTATAAAATAGATCATCGTTATCTATTGTAGTCGTGACGTGATTTACAATATTATTTATATTTTCGGTTTGTTTTAGCCCATTTAGCCCGTTAAAAGAGTTAAACGATTCACTGTACCATATATGTTTAAACACTAAAAAAATTATTACTGACCAAAAAACAACTTCAATTAAGTTATTGGTCATTTATAATATTGTAAGAAAAAAAGTTATTTTATTTTATTTTATAGGTTTCTATGTTATTTAATATTGTTTGTAATGCAGAAGTACTAATAGACGGATAATTTATATCTGGAATAGGATTTGGCATATCTACTTTTCCACCGCTTATTTCATCGAGTTTTGATTTTACTTTTGTTATGTCACCTTTTAGATTGGACATTGCAGTATTGAATTTTCCTTTGACCTCGTTAATAGCAATTTCATTTGCATTAGTTAATTGTAAAAGAGTGCCAACAGAAATATTAAATTGGTCTACAATACCAGTCATATTGGATAATTCTCCAAATGTATGCCCTGTTAATTTACTAAATAATGTTTTTATTTCGTCAATTGCATCTACCATACTAGACCGAATGCTTTCCATACTGTCTTTTGATTTAGAAAATGTAGTCTCAGTTGTTTTTACGGCAACAAAAAGACTATTCATACTGGCAAGCATATTATTAAATACATTAGCAATTAAATAACTAAATAATGTTTCAAACGCAGTGTAAATAGACGTTATCATAGTTGTAAGCATAGTTGCTATGTTTTTAAAAATAGAAATTATGGTATCAAGTATTCCTTTTCCAGTATTTTGTATTCCTGATGTTACATTTTTATTGGTTTCTAGTGTTTGTTCAACTGTTTTTGATACTTCAAATAACTTGGTGAAACTGCTTACTATTGTTGTTCCTATGTTATTTGTAAGCAAGGATTCAAACGCAGTATAAAAATCTTTAAAAATTTTTGCAAAGAACTGCGAAATATTAGTAATAATACCATTAAGTATGCTTATTAAATTACTACTATTTTCTTGTATACCCGTTGTTACAGATTTGTTGATTTCTAACGTTGTATCAACTGTTTTTACTGCACCAAAAAGAATATTTATTGAATCCAATATATTCTTAAAAACATTAGTATTAACGTAAGTAAGAACTGATTTAAACAAATCAACTATACTGGTTATAAATCCTATAAATATATTAACAAACTGTTTTACTGCTTGAATAATAATATCTAACGGTGCGTTTGCAAGTGAAGAAAAAGCACCAAATGCAGAACTAATTAAAGAAGATAAAAATTGAGGTGGATCGCTTTCAACACTTAAAGCAGCTTTAGTAGCTTTGTCTTTTTGCAATTTGTCTTTTATTTTTTGTCGTTGTAAAAGAAGATCGCGATACTCCAATTTGAGTTGTTCGTATTCTTCTGTATTTGTTGTTTTTGCTTGTTGTAATCTTGCTTGCAATTCTTCGGTTTTTTGATTAATATTATTCAATGTTTTTTCCATAGGACTAACAAACGATTCCGATAATGGAAAATAAAAAATAGCTAAAACTACTAGTATGGTTGCAATTAATTCAAAATCAACCATAATTATATTATTATGCAATAAAAAAATTAAGCATTGAAGTTTGTTAATACTTGTGTTTCAATATTTTTCATATTTGTTAGCATTGTAGTACTTACAGTATTAATATTGGTTGCAAGATTTCCTAATACTTCTTTATGCTCTTCTAAATTCAATAAATTTGGAGATAAATTGCTTATGTCTTGTTCAAGGTTTTCAAGTTGTGATTTTAAATTTTGTAATTGATCAAGACCAGTCTTTAAGTTTACTACGTTTTCATTTTCAAAATTTTCTTTTGTGTAAGGTAATAAATAAAAAATTACCAAAGCTGCCAAAGCTGCCAAAGCTATTAAAATAGTTGGTGTCATATATTAAATAGTAATAAAAAAGTTTAAAATTGTAAGTTAGTTGATACATTTGATTTTATTGTGTCCAATGATGTTGTAAAGTCGGTATAAGCAGTGTTAATATTAGTAGTTATATTAGTTAGCGAGTCTCCTACTTCGGGGAGCGATGGAGCTAGTTCGGCTATATCGTCAGCTAGATTATCAAGATTATTTTTTACTTCAGTTAACTTACCAATAGCTTCTGTCATGTCTGTCACGGGGTCAACATATCCACCTGATTGAATTGCTGAATTTTTAACAGCAAGTGGGAGACCAAATATTATTAGTGCTACTATTACAATTAGAACATACAGCATTATTATAATTATAATACAGATAAAAATATTTATTCAGACGTGTTTACTTTGTCTTCGATTTTGAGAATGTAGTACAATGTAACAAGACTAATACCGACTGTCAAAATGCTTGGAATAGCACTTATCAAATAACCGATTATGTCACCAGTAAATTGGAACATTTGTATCAAAGTAGGTATCAATACTTCACTCGAACATTGCTTACTATAATAAGCGTAAGGGATATACAAATATGGGAAAACCAATGCTGCAATAAGTTCTATCCAGTTCCAAGTAAGGTTACATTGATATGCCAAAAATACAGCATAAATTGATCCAATTACATGAATAATACCGGTACCAAGAATAAATTCAATAACAAAACCACCTTGTTGGTTGTATTGAACATTTTCTTGGAGTGTTTCCATAACATTTTCAATTTGCTTTTTTTGTTCTTCGTGTAGTGCTGTTACAGATGGTATTTGCTGTTGTTTCTGAAAATTTACATCAAACACATTAGAGTCGTTGGCACAACTTGGTTCGGGAGTTACAAAAGCTGGTGCTGCGTTCATTATACTATAATTAGATATTTTATTTTTAAAAGTCTGGAACACCTTGTATCATACGTTCATTGATTTCTGGAACAAGCGAAATATTTTCATCAAAAATAGGTATTTCTTGAGTACCGTCTATATCCAATAAGAAAACTAATAACCATACAATAAACCCAACAAGAGCTGCATTTTTAATGTATGTCATCTTCGTTTTTTTATTGTCAAATAGACGAGAATCCAAGTACATAAATACAAAAGCAATCAATGCTGCAAGAATAGGATAAAAATACAGACTAGAAATTATCATTATAGTCTTACTTATAAAAATAGTTTATGCTTCTAACTCACTAACAAAATCATCAATGCTTACTTTATCAAGATTATTTTTTGGTTCTATAATGAAATCATCATCGCTTTCATCATATATAGTGCTAGACTTGCTGGACTTGCTAGACTTTATTGAAACGTTTGAATCTTGTGAATCTTGTGAATCTTG